GGTGCGCTGGCGGCTACGATTTTCCGCTCTTTCGAAGTAGCGACGAACACCCTTACGTCGCTTACTAACACGAACCTTCCTGCCACGATCAGCACTGATTCCAACATGTTGGCGTTGGATGAGCAGTACACGCCATATGACATGAACCCCGGCGAAGGTATGGTGTTGGGTGGGTTTACGTACGACACCAACATCACCACACGTAAAGCCCTGACGGCCACCGCCTCCGGTGCTTCTACGCTGACGGGCCAAGCTTCTCTTGGCGACGCGGTTGTGTTGGCAAACGAATATCGGAACTTTCAGATCCGTATCGTTCAGGACACGGTGACGCCTGCAGCGGTTGGGCAGCGGCGCATTATCGCAAGCCACACGGCGGGCCCAAGCCCTGTGTACACCCTTGGCACTGCGTGGACTTTTCAGCCAAGCAGCAGCGCCAAGTACGTCATCGAGCTACCAAACCTGCTGCTGTTGCGGTCGTCTGCGACGACAACCGTCTACACCTACAACTACACCGACGCAACAATCAACAACGGCACAAACAACATCGCAGCCAATGCGTGGTCCACGACGTACTTTGGGGTTGGCCCCGGCGCTAACGCAGCGGGGTGTTTGTGGACGCCTAGCTTCGGTATCCAGCCTGATCCCGCGCGAAATGCGCGGCACAGCTTCTGCTACTTCTTCCGTGGCGGATCTGCGCTGGATGTGCTCGACATTGCCGGTGGCACTACCGGGGCTTGGAGCGGTGCGATTGTTTACGACGGCGCATTGACCACAGGCGCGGGCACAACCGGTGCGTATGCGCCTTACGGCGGCGAGGGGCGGTTCTGCTACATGAACGTCTATGTGGCATCGGCGGTTAATCAGTTGTATCGCTTCGATGTGAAGAACCGCGTGCTTAGTCCGCACACACCAACAGATTTTCTGCAATCAGGCACAGCGACACTTGGGTCTCGTATGGCCGCATACGCCGCCATCGACGGTACTGACAAGTACGATGTGATCTTGCTGCAAGCGCATCTGTCCACTATCTCGCAAGAACTTATCGCGCTGGTGTAGTGATGACACTCAGTGATCTACTCAAGCTGGCGCAGTCTAGGCTTGCTTACCTAAATGGGCAGCGGGCGGATGCGGTGGCTATCGGCGATGCTGATGCTATTGCCCGACTTGATGTAGAGATCGGCGACACGCAGACCACGATTGCCCAACTTCAAGGCATGGGAGCCTGATGTGGCAAAGACGCCAGCATGGCAGCGCAAGGAAGGCCAGAACCCTAAAGGCGGGCTGAACGCCAAAGGGCGTGCTTCTGCGAAAGCGCAGGGCATGAACTTGAAGCCCCCTCAGCCTGAAGGGGGCTCACGCCGCGACTCGTTCTGTGCCAGAATGAAAGGTATGAAACGAAAGTTGACTTCTGCTAAGACGGCAAGTGACCCCAATAGCAGGATCAACAAATCGTTGCGGGCGTGGAACTGCTGACATGAACACGGCGAGCGATCACGAAGTAGGGAAGCAGATTCTCGATGTGCTGTCAGTCGCAACAGTGATTGGAGCACTTGTGGACATTCTGCCTTCCGTTGCAGCGCTTTTCACAATCGTCTGGACCGGACTGCGCATCTGGGAGACGGACACTGTGCGCAAACTTACGGGGCGTGAGTGATGCCGTACGCAAGCGAGAAGCAGAAGCGACTGATGCAAGGCGTGGCGCACAACCCCGCGTTCGCCAAGAAAGTGGGTATCCCCCAGTCGGTGGGTAGGAAGTTTGCTGAACACAAAGCTGGCGGCGGTGCCGCTAAGGAGTCTGAGATGAAAGAATCTCCCGCGATGATGAAGAAGGAAGTGGCCTTCATGAAGAAGAAGGGCGCTCCGAAATCGATGATCAGGCACGAGATGGCGGAGGCCAAGGGTAAGCCTTTTGCCAATGGCGGCTACGTTCGTGCTGCTGACGGTGTTGCTCAGAAGGGCAAGACCAAGGCCAAACAAGTCAAGATGGCTGGCGGCGGCAAAACCTGCTGAGGTGAACCATGAAAGCGAAGCGGTACCAAGAAGGCGGGGATGTACCTGAAGGGGGTCGCTTCGCTCAGAGCGACCCGGACATCTACCGACGGGCGCGCGATGCGGTTATGCGAGCGCAGATCGATGAGCAGTTTGGCGAAAAACAGGCTCGTCCTGCCAGCCGTCCTGCCGGTCGTCGTGCCGCTGCGCCTACTGATACGGGCGATGAGACTGCACGGCTGAGCCGGCGTAGCACGCCTGAGACTCCCGCCGCATCGGGCAAAGACCTTGAACGTATGCAACGCATGGAGCGTGCGCAGGCGCTGGAGCGCGTGGAGCCTGAGGCGATGATGCCGCCCCTCCGCGCACTGCGTGGAGCGGCTGCAGGGGCTTCTACGGGGCGTGCGCTGGCAAACACGGCCCCGGTAGCGCGGTTCCTTGGGCGCGGCGAGCCTACGCGTATGGCGCCTGAGCTTGCAGGGCCTGCAGGGCGGCGTTTGCCGCCTCCTGCGGAACCCGCGCCTTCGCGGCTGCTGCCGTCTCCGACCCCACGCCCGGGGTCTGGTGGCGCCGCTGCGCAGCTTGAAGGGCCGCGTGCGTCGATGCGCGCTACGCCTTCTCGTGGACCCGGTGGCAAGGGTGGCAAACTTCGCGCGGAGCCGCCTAAGCGTAAGCCCCCGCGCGATGACGACGAGATGCGGATGTCCGACGATGGGGGTGCGTTCAAGAAGGGCGGCTATGTCCGCTCGGCGGATGGGATTGCTTCGCGGGGCAAGACGAAAGGCAGGTACATCTGATGCGGCCGAGCCGTGGCATGGGCGCGATTGCCCCGGCTAAGCGCCCGCGTACAGTGGTCAAGCGTGACGGCACTGAGCCTGTCAAGATGTTGGCCAAAGGCGGCTTGTACGAGAACATTCACGCCAAGCGTAAGCGTATCGCTGCCGGTAGCGGCGAAAAGATGCGCAAGCCCGGCGCCCCCGGTGCGCCGACGGCACAAGCGTTCGTGCAGTCGGCAAAGACTGCGAAGAGATAGCATGACTACATCCGGCACCACCCTATTTGACTTAGACCTTGTTGAGCTAGTCGAAGAGGCAGGGGAGCGTGCTGGCTTCGAGATTCGCACGGGCTATGACATGCGCTCCGCCCGTCGAAGTCTCAACCTTTTGTTTGCAGATTGGGCCAATCGCGGGCTCAACATGTTCACGTTTGAGCAACTGTCACAAGTGCTCACGCCCGGAACGGCAGCATACCCGCTGCCGGCGGATACCGTGGACATCATGGAGGCGGTGATTCGTACCAACGCAGGTTCCGTCTCCAACCAGACAGATATCGCCATCTCTCGCATCAGCGTTTCGACCTACTCGACGCTGCCAAACAAGCTGCAGCAAGCGCGCCCTCTTCAGTATTTCGTCAAGCGGGGTGTGGATGTCCCCACGGTCACTTTGTGGCCGGTGCCAGACACGTCACAGACTTACACGCTGGTCTACTGGCGGCTTCGCCGCATTCAAGACGCAGGCAACGGCACCAACACGATGGACGTGCCTTTCCGCTTCATTCCCTGCATGGTGGCGGGGCTGGCGTACTACCTTGCAATCAAGCGGCCCGAGAGCATGGATCGCGTCCAGATGCTTAAGGCGCAGTACGACGAAGCGTGGCAGCTTGCGTCTGACGAGGACCGGGAGAAGGCGTCGGTGCGATTTATCCCGCGCTTTTCGCCGTTGGGGAGATGATGTATGCCCCAGCCGTTCGCATCAGCCAGACACTCTATTGCGGAGTGTGACAGGTGTGGGTTTCGCTTTAAGCTGCGCCAACTTAAGCAACTGACAATCAAGTTCACGCAAGTGAACATCATGGTGTGTCGGGAGTGCTGGGAGGCCAGTCACCCTCAGCTGCTTCTGGGCACCTTCCCGATTGAAGACCCTCAAGCCGTGCGCAACCCCCGCCCGGATCGAAGCTACGTCTCTTCGGGGCTCAACGTGCTCGGCAACCCCGGCGACGGGAGCCGCATCACGCAGTGGGGATGGGCGCCGGTAGGGGGCCCTAGAGCCAACGATGACGGGCTGACGCCAAACTACTTGGTGAGCCGCGCAGAACTCGGTACAGTAACGATATCGTAGTCACGGAGGTCCACATGGATAAGATGAAAAAGGTCGCATCGGCCGAAGTCAAGAAGCACGAGCAGCGGATGCACAAGATGGCAAAGGGCGGTGTCACGTCCGCGATGGCACAGCAAATGGGCCGTAACATGGCTCGTGTCAAGAACCAAGGCAAGGTGGGAAAATAATGGCCAAGACCAAACAGCCGGCAGAACCCACGCTGCAGAACATGCGCGTTAGCGTTGGCGCGTACTCCAACAAACCGTGTCCTGAGATCAAGACATCGGGCATCAAGATTCGCGGTACCGGGGCCGCTACCAAGGGCACCATGGCGCGTGGGCCGATGGCGTAAGATATGACCTATACCGAGCTTGTCGCAGCGATTCAGGGGTTCCTAGAGAACACCTTCGATACGGTTGATGTGAACACCTGCATCAAGCAGGCGGAGCAGCGCATCTACCAGACGGTCAATTTTGCGGCATCTCGGAAAGCCACGACGCTTACGGCGGTCATCGGGTCGCCGTACATCACCTGCCCTTCGGACTTCCTTTCAGCGCACTCGTTGGCAGTCGTTCCTGCTTCGGGCGTGTACACCTACCTGCTGAACAAAGACCCCAGCTTCATCCGAGAGACGTATCCGACGGTCGCGGCTACGGGGTTGCCTAAGGTGTACGGCATCTACGGCGTAGATCAGTCTGACGCCAAGGAGCTTCGGTTCATTCTGGGACCGACGCCAGATCTCGCCTACAGTCTCCCGCTTGAGTACTACCACTACCCCGAGTCGATCACGACGGCGGTAAGTGGGCGCACATGGCTCGGGGACAACATGGACACCGTGCTGCTCTACGGCGCGCTTGTCGAATGTTACGTTTTCCTCAAGGGCGAGGCAGATCTGATCAAGCTGTACGACGACAAGTACAAGGAAGCGCTGTTGCTTGCCAAGAGGCTGGGCGATGGGGCAGAAAAGCAAGACCAGTACCGGTCAGGCTTCCAAAAAACCCCGGTGAGGTGATATGCCCATCGCACAAACCCTCACAACGTCGTTCAAGGTTGGACTGCTTACAGCATCGTTCAACTTCAACGCCGGCACTTACCGGATGGCTTTGTACACGGCCACAGCGAATATCGGCGCAAGCACCACAGGGTACACCGCTTCTGGCGAGATTACGGGTACCGGCTATACAGCAGGTGGAACGATCATCACGGTCACCACTGCGCCAACCTCAACGGGCACGACCGCGTTCTTCGGGTTCAGCGATGCAACTTGGACAGGTGCGTCGTTTGTCGCGCGAGGGGCGTTGATCTATCTGGACAACGGAACAACCAATCCAAGCATCGCGGTGCTGGATTTCGGCGCTGACAAGGTAGCGACCCCCAGCGTACCTTTTGTTGTCGCAATGCCTGCCCCCACAGCAACTTCTGCGCTTATTCGACTGCCATGACGACATACACTGCAAATCTTGGACTCGCGCTGCCGGTCACGGGCGATCTTACCGGCACATGGGGGCAGACGGTAAATGACGCTATCACGACGCTGCTGGATTCCGCTGTAGCCGGAACGACTACGCTCAGCACGGATGCTGACGTAACACTTACTGACACAACAGGTGCGACCAATCAAGCACGCCAAGCGGTCATTTTGTGGACGGCTACGGGTACGCTGACGCGAAATATCACTGCGCCGGCAAGAACCAAAGTCTATGTGGTTATCAACTCCACGGGCGGGACACAGTCGATTGTTCTGCGAGGTGCGGGGCCGACCACGGGTGTAACGGTTGTTGCTGGCGAGCGCTGTGTTGTTGCGTGGAACGGTTCCGACTTTGCAAAGGTGGCGTCTACGCTTCCTTTGAGCACGATTACGGTGGCGCAGGGAGGCACTGGCGCAACCACGCTGACCGCCAACAACGTGATCCTCGGCAATGGCGCCTCGCCTGTGCAATTTGTGGCTCCCGGCACAAACGGAAACATTCTGACCAGCAACGGCACGACTTGGACTTCGGCCACGCCTTCGGCAACGGGCGTCACGACGATCACGTTCGGCACCACGGGCCTGACTCCAGCTACGGCGACCTCCGGGGCGGTCTCAGTCGCAGGCACGCTGGTGGCCGCTAACGGCGGAACCGGGCAGTCTTCTTATGCCGTCGGTGACCTCCTGTTCGCCTCGACCACCACTGCACTGTCCAAGCTGGCCGATGTCGCAACGGGCAACGCGCTTATTTCGGGCGGTGTAGGGGTAGCACCTTCCTACGGCAAGATCGGCCTTACCACGCATGTCTCTGGCACGCTACCCGTTTCCAACGGCGGCACGGGTGCAACCACGCTGACGGCCAACAACGTCATCCTCGGCAATGGCACTTCCGCTCCGCTCTTCGTAGCCCCCGGCGCGTCGGGCAACGTGCTCACGAGCAACGGCACGACTTGGACTTCTGCGGCTGCTGGCGCTTCGCTGCTGGGCGACACCGACTCGGCCACGCCGTTTGAGACCTCGCTGGGCTTTGAGGCGGGGAACTCGACTACCGGGGTGAATAACACGTTCATCGGGTATCAGGCGGGCAAGGCGAATACGTCAGGCCAAGATAACGCAGCGCTTGGGTACCAAGCGCTGGATGCCAATACAACCGGCGTGTACAACACCGCGCTGGGCAGCGAAGCTCTTGGTGCAAATACCACCGGAAGTAGAAACACGGCTGTAGGGCGCGCCGCACTTACATCTTCTACTGGCGACTACAACACGGCGACCGGCAATGAAGCGCTGTTCTCAAACACTACAGGCAATTATAATACTGCCGTAGGCAACGAGGCACTGCGAACGAACACTTTTGGCAGCAATAACGCTGCCGTAGGGCATCAGGCGCTTTACGCCAACACGACCGGATCGCAAAATGTAGCTTTTGGCTATCAAGCATTGGATTCCAATACTACCGGCAATGATAATACTGCTTTTGGCGCAGGCTCGCTTGCCGCTAACACAATAGGCACTAATAACGTCGCAGTTGGGCGCCGTGCACTTGAAGCAAACACCACCGGCGTTGATAACGTAGCTGTGGGAGCGACGGCCCTTGACGCCAATACTACCGGATACTCAAACACAGCCGTCGGCTTTACCGCTCTAGGGGCCAATACGACTGGGTACGAAAACACCGCGTTGGGTCGCGCGTTAGCAGCTAACACCACGGGCTACTCAAACACGGCTGTAGGCTATTTGGCGCTTAGCGTCAACTCAACCGGAATTGAGAATGTTGCCGTTGGACGCTCGGCTTTGTCGCAAGCTACTACTGGTAATAATAACGCTGCAGTTGGATGTTTCGCCGGCTCTGCGATTACTACTGGTACGCAAAACACCCTTCTTGGCGCTAACGCCGGCAATTCTGGCACCAACAACCTGACCACCGGCTCCAACAACACCATCATCGGCTACAACGCTGCATCGTCCAGCGCCACGGTCTCCAACGAGATCACGCTCGGCAACAGCAGTATCGCGACCATCCGCGCGCAGGTCACCACGATCACCGCGCTCTCGGATGCACGGGACAAGCGCAATGTGCGCCCCCTGCCGGCGGGGTTGGATTTCGTCAACGCACTGCGTCCTGTGGCTTTTGAATGGGCCATGCGCGACGG